TTAGGCAAGGGCAAGTTAAAGAGAAAACTACACATATATTCACAATCAGATACAGAAGAGATATAGGAACAAACTTCAGGATCTTGTATGACAGTGATGCCTATAATATTAAAACCATAAAGAATGTAGACAATAGAAACCGATATCTTGAGCTAGAGTGTGAGTTGGGGGTGGCTCTATAATGGCTAAAGGTGGTATAAAAAACCTCAAAGGTTTCCAAAATAAACTCAAAAAACGTATTGTGGATAACCCAGAAAAACATCTTCATTCTCTTGTGCAAAGATCAACCACGTTGGTAGAAGGCACAGCTAAACAAAGCATATTGAAAGGTGGGACAGGTATTACTTATCAGAAATACAACCCTAGAAGGCAACATATAGCATCTGCAGAAGGTGAGCCACCTGCATCTGATACTGGATTTCTTGTGAATAGTATCAGTAGTAGTGTAAAAAGAACAAAAAACGCAGTGGTAGGACAAATTATTGCATCAGCACCTTACGCTCCACACCTTGAGTTTGGCACAAGAGATATTAGACCAAGACCTTTCATGCAACCTGCTTTAGAAAAGAACAGACCCAAGATCAAAAGAATATTCAAAGAAGGGGGCTATGTAGACTAATGGCACTAGGACAATTCGCATTACAGTCAGCTATATATTCAAGGCTCAATGGTGACTCAAACTTGACCTCAACACTTGGTGCAGGAATACATGATGAAGTACAAGAAGGTAACTCTTATCCGTTTGTATCTATTGGCAGAGATAGCTCTATAGATTTTTCAACCAAAGATGTTGATGGCAGTGAATACACAATAAATCTTGATATTTGGTCACAGTACAAAGGTAGCAAGGAAACTAAACAAATCATGGACAGAATACATGACTTGTTGCATGATAGTAGTTTGAGCGTAACTGGATTCAATCTAGTAAATTTTAGATTTGAGTTCGGTGATGTTCTTGTAGACCCAGACGGGATAACTAGGCACGGTGTCATGAGATTCCGAGCCATAATATTAGGTACTTCTTAACTAGCTGTAGCTAATAAATTTTGGATGCCAGAAGGCTTGTTTAATTAGTGAGCAATTAACTACTGCTCGCTGAATTGGAGAGAAAATATGGCAGCACAAAAAGGTAGTGCGATGCTTATGAAAGTCGGTAACGGTGGATCGCCTGAGACTTTCACAACAATCGGTGGCTTGAGATCAACAAGCCTAACAATCAATAACGAGTCAGTTGATGTAACTAACAAAGATAGTTCTAATAATAGAACCATGTTAGCGGCAGCAGGTGTTCAGTCTATTAGTGTTTCAGGTAGTGGCGTTTTTACAGATGCGGCAAGTGAAGCAACAATAAAGACAAATGTATTGGCTGACAGTATAGATAATTATCAGTTCTTAGTTCCTGACTTTGGTACATTTACTGGTGGCTTCCAAGTCACATCTGTTGAATATGCAGGTGAGTTCAATGGAGAAGTCACATACAGTATGTCTTTTGAAAGTTCAGGTGCGATCACGTTTGCTACAGTCTAATAAATGTCTTGGCAATCAGTAACAGTCAAAGGTGCTAAGGGCGACATCCCTGCTATGCTTAATGGGGATGTCCTTGAGGTAGCCAACCAGTTAGGAAAAGACCCATCTGACGTAAAAGTAGATGGTAAGTCCTATAAAGTATCGTCTTGCTCACTAGATGAAAGAGATGATGTATTAACAATCAAACTTGCAATGGCAAGTACAAAACAGGAGAAGTCAGATGACAAACCCACTAAAGGGCGAGATTGAGATTGAATTAGCAGGTCAAACCTATAAGGCAAGACTTACCGTTGACTCTATAATGAGAATAGAGGATGAATTAGATTGCGGTATCATAAAACTGGCAACCAAAATGGCAGAAGCAGATATCAGGATGTCCCACATCATAGCTGTTTTGCTTCCTGCATTAAGAGGAGGCGGTAATAATTTTGAAAGAAAAGATGTTATAAAACTGGTTACAGATACAGGAATAGTCAACTCAACGACTGCGGTAGCAACACTTTTAGCACAAACTTTGACAGATACAGAAATACAAGAAGATGAGGGAAAGTCAGAACAGGTGAAGGGTCTTTAGACTCTTTGCCTATTAGAAGATATTTTGCAATATGTGTAGGGATGATCAATCTTTCTCCAACAGATTTCTGGAATATGTCACCGATAGAAATTTACATGGCTATAGAAGGGTTTGTAGAATTTAATGGAGGAGAAAAGGATAAACCATTAACCAGTGAAGAATTAGAAAATTTAATGGAATTATATCCTGATTAAATATGCCTACAGTAGACGAATTAGTTATAGAGTTAAGAGCAGAAACACGAAAGCTCAGAAAAGGTCTTGATAATGTTAATAAAAAATTAGGAAAGACAGAAAAAACAGCAAAAAAGACCAGTAATTCTCTAGGAAAAATCGGTGGTGCTGTAGCCTCAATAGGTTTTGCTGCTTTAGGACTGCAACTTATTTCTACAATAAGAAAGTTTGAAGATTTAGAAGCTACTTTAAGAGCTGTTACAGGAAGCACAGCAGCCGCTTCAAAATCTTTTGAACTTATAAGAGCTTTTACAGCAAGAACTGTGTTCCAAGTTGACGAAGTTGCAAGATCATTTATAACACTGAAACAAGCAGGTATTGTACCAACAAGTGAAGTGCTGCAAGACTTCGGAAACTTTGCCGCAGGTATGGGTAAAAGCATTGAGCAACTTGCACAAGCGGCTTTTAATGCTACTACTGGCGAAATGGAGATGCTAAAGCAGTTTGGTGTAGTAGCTAGACAACAAGGAGATAAAATAACTGTAACCTTTGACGGTGTAACTAAGGAGATTGAACGATCAGGGGCATCAATAGTAGCTTTCTTACGAGAGATAGGATCAACAACTTTTTCAACAGCTATTGAAGAAAGATTCAAAACATTAAGTGGTGCTATCGCAAACTTAAATGACATACTTGATGAGTTCCAAGTGCAGATAGGGGAGGCAGGAGCAACTGAAGGATTGGTCAATTTGACTAAAGCAACTACAGAAACAATAGATGAATTGGATGTTTTTGCTGTAACTTTAGGTGTAGTGATAGGACAACTATCAAACATCACTGCATTTTTTGTAAGTGCTCTTGCATCAGCATTTGGTTTTTTCAATACTATAGAAAGTGGCACTGATGATTTGTCCGAACTTGATGAGGCACTAGAGAGACTGATCAAATTGAATAAAGACTTTAAAGCAGGATTTTCAGCAGATGAAAAAAGAGAATTTGCAATTTTTGAGAAACTACAAGCTGACATTGAGGGAGCAAGAATTTCTCTTGAGACTTTGCTGAATGATGACATGGCTGATTTAGAAAGAATTATTAGAAAATCAGCAGAGCTTCAAGCAGAAGCACAATTATCTACATTTGTCGGTCCACTTAAACCAGAACAAAGACAAAACCAAATTCAAGCTAATATAGATGCAATGCTTGGTGGTAGAAGTATGGAAGAATACAAAAAGCACGTTAAAGATTTTTTAGAATCAAACAAAAAACTATCAGAGGGAGTCAAGAATATGCAAAGTGCCATGAGAGATGCTGTTGTGCAAACATCTCATGCTTTTACAAATGATTTTGTCAATGCTTTATTAGACGGACAAAGTGCTTTAGAGTCATTTAAAAACTTTGCAAAAAATTTAGTCAGTCAAATTATTGCAATTTTTTTACAAATGGCAGTCGTCAATAAAATACTAAATGCTGTTTTTTCTGGACAAATAGAAAAAGGAAATATGGATGCACTACCAACCTTTGACTTTTCGGCAAGTGGTGGAACAGTTCAAAGAAACACACCTACAATAGTGGGAGAGCGAGGGGCAGAGATATTTGTTCCTAACACTGGCGGCACTATTATGAACAACATGAATAGCAGAAACGCTATGGGCGGTAGTCCTATTATTGTGAATCAATCAATAAACTTTGCTACAGGTGTCGTTCCAACAGTAAGAGCAGAAGTCACAAAGATGCTTCCACAAATATCAGAGGTGGCAAAGGCAGGAGTATTAGAAGCAGGCATGAGAGGTGGTAATTTTAGAAAGGGGTTATTAGGTGGCTAGAATCATTACAATGCCAACAACTCCTAACTTCACTAGGAGTTCATTTAGATTGTTCAGGGCTATAGGACAGACCGCATCGCCCTTCACAGGAAAACAACTATCACAAGAGTTTGATGCTGTATTCTGGGAAGCAGAGGTCACGTTACCGCCTCTAAACAGGACACAAGCCTCAGAATGGCAATCGTTTTTGATGCAATTAAAGGGCAGTGTGAACCATTTTAAGTTTGCTGACCCTGATGCCTTAACTAATCAAGGAACATTCAATACAACGCATTTATTGGGCGATAAACGCATAAATAACACAAGTGTAGCTTTGACTGTTACTAATACAAATACTTTTACAGCAGGATCTAGCACTTTTAGCAATGCGGTAGCAGGAGATTTTATTCACGTCACAGGAATGGCAAATGAAGAAAATAACGGTACTCATAAAATAACTACTGTCACAAGTGCAACGGTAGTTGTAGTTGATTCAGTCTTGACCAATGTAAGTTCCACTTCTGGTTGTAAGGTTCAACAGAATGTAAAAGGAGCAACAGCCCTTTCATTGGACACTACTGGAAGCTTTACAGGAACAATTAAAAAAGGTGATTATTTAGGAATCACTGCAGGAACTTCTACAACAGCTAATCCAGTGCAACTTGTTCAAGTTGTAGAGGATGCAACAAAGACTGATGCAAGTCCAGATAAATACAGTGTGCAGATTGAACCAAAGCTAAGATCAGATTTGGCTGATAACAAATTTGTTATATTTGATAACCCGAAAGGATTATTTAGGCTTGTGGATAATACTGTGAGTTGGGATGGCGACCATAGATCTTTATATGGAATATCTTTTGCCTGTGTTGAGGTGGTCTAATGGCTACAAGGACAGGTATCACCACACCGGTAGCTAATAGATTAGTTGACTCACACCAATCTATTTTTATAGCAGTAAAAGCTGAGTTTGACACTGACGATATCAGAGTTTGGACGGGGAATGATGATCTTACAATAGACTCTGAAACTTATATAGGTGCAGGATCCCTCCTTACTATAGGAGAAGTAACAGAAGGCAGGGAAGTGAAATCAGAAGGCATATCAATAGCATTATCAGGTATGGATAAAACAGTTTTATCTTACGCTTTAACAGAAAATTACCAAAATAGACCAATAACATTATTCTTAGGATTCCTAATGGGAGGTTCTAATGAAGTAGCAGGCACTATCACTTTGTTTAAAGGACGTATGGTTAATTTAACAGTAAACGACAGCCCACAAGGTTCAATAATAAATGTTGATGCCGAAAATAGGTTAGTAGACTTAGAAAGACCATCTAACCTTAGATATACAGCAGAAAGTCAAGAATTTTTGTTTTCAGGTGATACAGGATTCAATCGTATGCAACAACTGGTAGATAAACAAGTGACGTGGGGTCAGGAGACAGACAACACAACCAATAGGACTACATCAGAGGACACTAACACAGGCGAGATCAATATAAGGTAATTATGAAAAAAAAACCTGATTGGGAGATTGTTTTTGATGCCTACTTGAATAGAAATCTAAAAAGACCTTTTGAGTGGGGTAAATGGGATTGTGTAATGCTTACAAATGGATTCATAGAACAAATATCAGGTGAAAGTCTTTTGCCTAAATCATGGTCTTGGAAAAACGAACAAGAAGCAATGCAAAGCATTATGAAGTATGGAAAGGGCAAAGGTTTAGCAGCAGGTATTGATAATGCTGTAGAAAAACAGACTGGGATTAGCGAAGTAAATCCACAATATATTACAAAAGGAGATTTCGGAGTTTACAAAGAAGAAAGCGAGCTGTGTTGCATATTTGATAATTATTTTGCTCTTGGTGCAAACGATCAAGGCATCGTTTTAAAAAAAGACGTTGATATTATCAAAGCATGGAGGATAGATGGGTAAGGCAGTAAAAAACGCAGTCAAAGCAGTTGCTACTTTTATTGTCGTTGCGGCAATAGCTTCAGTCATTGGAGGTCAGGCTGTTACACTTTTTTCTGGATCTGCTCCTTTAGTGTCAGCTGCAACAGCCTCTATGGTATTTGCTTCTGCTTTAGTTGGTAGCCTACTATCTAAATCAATTCAGGCTACACAAGGCAACTTTGGAAGTAAGTTTGCTAATAGAGCCGCTACAGCACCAAGACAGATTGTTTACGGAGAATGCAGAGTAGGTGGAACTATTGCACACATGGAAACAGCAGGAACAGACAATCACATGCTACACATGATAGTCGTGATTGCAGGGCATGAAATACAGTCTGTTGAAAAAGTAAGATTGAATGATGTAGATTTGACTTCTACAACAAGCACGATAAATAGCAAAGAAGTCCATACCGTAACTAATTCAGATTTTACAAACACAGATAACCCCAACGCATTCACAAGTGGAAGATTAGTCAGGTTCTCTGTAAATCTAGGCGCAGACGATCAGGTAGCGGACAATTTTGCAGTACAGTCATTGTCAGGCACAACACAAGGTATTAAAAACACGGACAGGTTTAGGGGTTGTGCTTACGTTTATATGCAAATGATTTATGACCAAGAGAAGTTTGGGGGAGGCATGCCTTCTGTATCTTTTCAAGTCAAAGGTAAAAAAGTATTTGATCCAAGAGATAGTAGCACAGCATTTAGTTCAAACCCTGCACTTATCATAAGAGATTTTATTACAGATACAACTTATGGCTTG